CACTCCTTGCAGCTCGTCGGCAACCAGTTGGGCGTAGCCGGCAATGTCAACCCAGCTATCGACGTGGTCCGGGTCACCGTTGACGATGCGGCCGATCTTGTGGGCGATCATCTCCAAGGACTCCCATTGGCTATCAGTGAAGGTCTTGTTGTGCAGACGGGCATGCTCTGACATCGCGCGCTTGATGTCCTGCGTGATCTTGGCGTGGCCAGAGAACTTGCCGTAGCGGCTGCCGCGGTCCGTGAGCAGCGCAACGACGCCCCCGCCCTCGTGGACGGTCAGCGTGGTCGGTGCCTCTTCTTGCTGCACCGGTGCCTCCACTGGAGCCTGTGCCGCTCCCTCTTGGGCGATCTTTTCGGCTTGCTCCTTGATGTGCTTGAGCACCACGTAGACCACGGGCGCTGAGACGCCAAACTTCGTGGCCACGTCCTTGGCCTTGGCGTTGGGGTTCTTGGCCAGGAACTCGCGGACCTGGGCGGTTTTGGATTTTGCTTTTGCAGTTTTCACGGGGGTTCTCCTTAAGTGGTTGGAGGTCAGGGAAGAAGCTTGGCGACGTACGAGCCGGCCGCAAAGACGGCAAGTCCATATACCAAGCAGAGGGAAAAGGTGGCCAAGGGGCGCTTCTTGGGGATGCCCAGCAGTCCTGCTTGAACGAGCTCCTCGTCGCTGTTGAGCTGCGGGAGAGGCTTGTTGTATTGCAGGCCAATGAGTACCTTGCCGGTGTTGTAGTAACGCCCACTGGCAGCTAGGGCTTTAAAGACATCGGGGTTCAAAACGGTGCCTCCTCAAGTTCTTCGACAGGCGCATCGGGGCGCTTCAAGAATTCTTCAGGTGCCTGCTCAGACGGCATGACCCAACGAGTGCCATCCCACTGAGGGAATGGCCAGGGCCAGGGCTGTAACTTGGGGCTCATCTTCTTTCTCCTTTCTGTTCGTGGAAACTCTATCTTAGCGACTCCAATTCTTTTGTCAACTCCTCAACTCTTTTTTCTGCTCTCAGCCACGCTTCACGCCACAAATGGCTCTCGTCAATCTTGTCTGCCGCGGCTTGAAGGTACGGTCTGATAAGGGAGTGGCTTGGGTACTTGGCCAGGTCGCGCAGGATATCAGATAGCTTCATGGCTGGGACTCAAGAAACTCCTCCTCCCAGAGCAGCTTCTGGGCCTCGGAGATGCTGTTGGTGATGTCGACATAGCGCAGCTTGTTGCTCGGCCCAATCACCGGCAGCATGACGCGTTTCAAGTGTAGCTCCGCAGGCATTTCCATGCCTGTGAGCCTAATCTCTTCCCAGAACTCAAAAGTGAGTTCTACGGGCAGGGATATCTCCGTCTGGTACTTCATCGGGGGCCTCTTTCTTTCTGTTCTCGTTGATACGTTTAAGGGTAAGTGACTCTTGGTGCGCCTTCTCGAATGCGGGCTTGATCATGTTCACCAGCAATGAGCTCTTGGTGGCCTTGTAGAACAGGCTCATCTCGTGAAGCATGAAATACAAGTCCTCCGGCACAGACACGCTGCGAAAGCGGCTGCCGGCGCGCTTGGATGGCGACGCGCGCATCTCCTGCCAGCGGTCCTTCTTTGGGCGGCCGTTCTTCTTCGGCCTGCCCCTTTTGCGCTTGCGCACGTAGGGCTCCGGGAAAGCCGGAACCACTTTGTTTTTAACCCATGTAGGCATGATTCTCCTTTCTGTGGAAAAAGAGGCCAGGCACAAGGCCTGGCCGAACTAGAGGTTTCCCCCAAGGGCAACTGCAAGAAGCCCTGGGGCAATTATGCCGCGGCCCCCCAGCTCGGTCCAGTCTCAACGTCCACTCGACTGGGCACTTCCAGGTTCACGGCCTTGGCCATGATGTCTGCAGCCTCGCGGGCCTCCTCAATGCTCTTGACCGACAGGGCGATCTCATCGTGCACTTGCAGGCGGATGTCAAAGCCAGCCTTGGCCAGCGCCACCATGCCTGCCTTGGTCTGGTCGGCGGCAGACCCCTGGATGAGCCTGTTGAGGCCCTTGTAGGTGCCTGCACGCTTGATCCGTGAGCCGTATTCAATGACTGCCTGCTCGCGCGGCAGCGCCTTGTTGACGCCCCACTCCACTGGCTCCCAGAGCGGGAAGCGGCATTTGCGGCCCAGGAGCGTGCGGATTGCCCCGCCCGAGGCCGGATGCTCGATGCGCTTCATCACCGCGTCCACGGTGCCCTTGAGGAAGGGGACCTTGCTGTGGAAGGTGGCGATCAGCTCGCTGGCCTCGTCCAGGGGCAGGTCAAGGCTGTTGGCCAGCTTGGCCTTGCCCATGCCGTACATCAGCCCCAGGCCGATCGTCTTGGCCGCCTTGCGTTTGATGCCGGCCATGTCCGCGACCATTTGGTGGAAGTCGGTATCGGGGTTTTCCTTGTACGCGTTGGCCATCTTCTCGGCACCCGGCAGGTCCAGCAGTGTGGCATAGTGCACCAACAAGCGCGGTTCCTGCGAGGAGAAGTCATTCGCCGCCCAAAGCTGACCCTCCTCCGGCAGGAACAAGCCCCGCACCAGCGGGCCAATCACCTCGTGCCGGGCCGGCACCTGCTGCAGGTTGGGGTTGGCCGCCGACAGGCGCCCGGTGACCGTGCCGCCCTCTTCGTTGCGCATCTGGTTGAAGTGGGTGTGAATGCGCCCGTCCTTGGCGCTGTGGCGCAGGTAGGGCTCCAGGAACGTGCCGTGGGTCTTGTTGAGCTCCCGAGCCTCCACGATCATCTTGGCCATGGGGTGCTCGTGCGTGTCCAGGAAGCTCTTGGTAAAGCTCGGCGCGCCCTGGGCGGTGCGTGGGTACTGGATGCCCAGCTTGTCAAAGGCATGGGAGATGCTGGCCGCGGCCCAGATGTCCACCTTCACGCCGGCCTGGTTCTTGATGTACTTGAGGATGTCCTGCTCCTTGGTCCGCATCTCTTCCATCTTGGCCTCGCACTCAGCGCGATTGAAGCGGATGCCCTTGAGCGTGATATCCACCAGCACCGGCAGCACCTCTGTTTCAAGCTGGAAGATCGACTCGACCTCGTCGTTGCGCATTAGCGCCTTGAAGTGGTGCCACAGCTTGAGCGTGAGCGCTGCGTCCTGCTCCGCGTACTCGCCCACGTGCATGGCCGGCAGGCGCCAGAGCTCCTTCTTGGCGTGCACGCCAAAGTCCTGCGCCGCTTCCTTCAAGCCCTGTTCGCTCTTGATCTCCTTGAGGTAGTCAAAGCCCAGGCTGTTCAAGGCGTAGCTGAAGCGGTTCTCGTCGAGCAGCGGCGCGGCCAGCATGGTGTCGTAGATCGTGCCGTTCACCTCGAAGCCGGCGGCTCGCAGCCAGCCGAGGTCGTAGGCGGCGTTGTGCATGATCTTGTCTGCTGGCGTTGCGAGTACATCTCGCATCCAGCGATCAACAATCCGGCGATCAAGGTTACCGCCACCGCCATGAGCAACAGGAAAATAGCCTGCCCAACCGTCGACGGCCACAGCGTAGCCCACAATGTAACCGTCGTTGCGAGGCCAGCCAGGGCCCATTGATTCCATGTTGGGATCACACGTTTCGAGGTCAATTGCAATCTCCTTTGCTTCACTGAGGTTGGGAAATGACTGGGGCGGCACCCACTCGGAAATCCGGGGGAACATGGACATGGTCTTGGTGTCGCGCTTCATAGTCGAAAGCCTTTTTGCTCATTCTTGGGCAGCACAACATGCAGTGTCTGCTTGGCGCGGGTGATGCCCACGTACAGCAGCCGGTTGATGTCGTCGGAGTTCTTGTCGTAGTCCTTGGCGAACTTGGTGGACAGGTCCGTGAGCAGCAGGACGTTGTCCGCCTCCCCGCCCTTGGCGCCGTGGATCGTGGACAGCTTGATTGGCACGTGGCCCGTGAGCCGTGTGTTGCGGCGCAGGAGCGAGATCAGGTAGTCGCGCCGCTCTTCGCTGATCTTGGTCAGCGCCTTGTGCCAGATTTCTGTGGAAAGAAGCCCATGCTTTTCTTTCAACAGATCGAGCGTGTAGCTGACGGTCGTGTCGGCCGTGCGTAGCATCTTGTGGCCGTGCTTGATGCAGCTGCTGTCGAGGTACTTGTAGACGTGCTTGACGACCGGGTAGGGCACCTCGCCGCCCTTGCGCAGCTTCTCCCAGCCCAGCACCGCGGTGAGCACTGCCTCGCTGACGCTGCGTTGGCCGTGGCGCTCGAACAGCAGGCCCTGGCTCTTGATCCAGTCGTGCATGTCGGTGAGCATGTAGTTGGTGCTGGCCAGGATGAGCCAGTTGCCGGCGGTGATGTCGACCTGCTGGAAGTCGTTGTAGTAGTGGACGCTGCCCGCCTCCTCGCGGGCCTTCCAGACCTTGGGCTGGCGCTTGCGGATGCGGTGCACCACGCGATCGGCCAGGGCGTGCACCTTGGCCGGGACGCGGTAGGACTGGTCGAGGACCTTGATCTGGCCCTCGAAGTTCAGGAAGCTGTCGACGTCTGCTCCGGCCCAGGTGTAGACGGCCTGATCGTCGTCGCCTGCCAGAAAGCAACGCTGGGCGCGCAGTGCCAACTGCTCGACCAGCCTCCATTGCAAACGCGAGAGGTCCTGCGCCTCGTCAATGATCAGGGACTCCAGGCGCGGCAGGCGCTCGGGGAACTGGCAGGCCTGCTCCAGCAGGTCGGTGAAGTCCAGCAGGTTGCGGCTGGTCTTGTAGTGGCGGTAGGCGCGCTCGACGTACTCGAAGTGAAACCATTCGATCTCCATCTGCGACTGGTTGTAGTGGGTGCGCAGGTCCAGGCCCTTGATCCGTGCGATGTTGATCTCGTTGAGGATGGGGTTGTCCGCCTTCACGGCGAACTCTTCCTCGCCGCTCTCGATGGCAAGCTCAATGCCAGCCTCCAGGGCAAACTCCCTGTAGTGCTCAGGCGCCATCATGTCCTTGGTGCTGATGGCCAGGCACCGGTACGCTAGGCTGTGCAGCGTGCGAAACCACGGGAAGTCCGTGTCGGGGTTCAGGTGCGGAAACTTCTGGATGGCCCTGTCGCGCGCTTCGGTGGCCGCCTTCTTGGTGAAGGCGAAGTAGCCGATCTGGCTCGGATGCACTGAGCGGCCCAGCTCTGTCTCTACGATGCCGAGCAAGAACGTCGTCTTGCCGCTGCCGGGTGGGCCGAAAACTTTGGTGATGTTCATTCTTCCTCCCACTCGTCCGCTGGCCACACCAACACCGGCGTGTGCTCGCCCACGTAGGCGCCTTCGATGTTGAACTCAATGAACTCGCGTGCCTCTTCGTGCGTCATGCCCTGCTTGATCAGGTTCTCCCTGATCTGCTCGGCGTCGTACACCAGCGCGCTGCACAGGCCCCGGTCCCGCCAGACCATTGCAGGCCCGATGATGGCGTTGTCGTGTCCGTCGATCTTGAGCATCAGAATGGGCTCCTCTGGGTGCGTTGCTCGGGCGTTGCGAATGGGGCGTCTTGCCGGTCAAAGCGCGGGATGCGCCAACAGCGCGCCGCTCTGTTCTTCAAGAAGAGGCTTATGGGCTCGCCCCCGAGGTCGCGGATGCGCTGGGCCATCTTGGGCGCGGTCATGCCCTTGAAATTGTTGCGCACCAGGTGCGCTTCGAGGTCCTTCATGCGGAAGTAGGTCTTGGCCTCTTCCTCGTCCGTCCACGGCCGGCCCATGAGAATTTCATCGCGGTCCATGGCCTGTTGCAGGTGGGTGCAGAACTCTTCAAGTAGGTCGTTGAAGCGGCCGGTGATGCTGGTGTCTTCGCTGGCCTCGGTGATCTGCTCAGTCTCGACCATCTCCTTGAGCAACGCGTTGAGGAGCTGCTCCCAGTCTTGCTTGCGCAGTGTGGGCGGCAGCAGGTTGATCTTTTCAACGCAGGCCTTCTGGAAGGCTGCCTGGGCAAACAGGCTCTCGGTGTCAAGCTCGATGCGCTTGCCGTTGATGTCGAGGAACCACAGGGGCGGGTCGCTGTTGTACTTGGACAGTGAAGACATCTGCGGGGCGTCTGGCCCGTGGGCCCCGATCCCATGCTTGCGTGTCCTGCACAGCCCGCTGTTGCAAAAGCTGTTGAGCGGCGCGTCCTTGCACTTGTAGCGGTAATCCTTCTTGTGCAGCTGCTTGATGATGACCTGCAGCTCGTTGTTGGGCAGCGGAGGCGCCACGTACTTGAAGTTGTGCTCGGACAGGGCATTGTCCCAGTTCACTGGGTGCACCTTCTTGAGGTAGATGCCGATGTTGAAGAGCGCGTTGTTGCGTGTGCCCTCTGGCACGCCCTGCGCGCACAACGCTTGCAGGCACGGAGGGCCGTCTTTGATTGGGTGGTCAGCCTGCTTGGGCTGCTCGGGAAACTGAAGGTCTGTGGGCTGGACCCATTGGTCGTAAAGGCCGTAGAACTCTTCAAGGGTTGCTGCTGTGCCATCGTCCTTGATGGCGTAGCGCATGGTTTGGTCGCTGCCGAAGTAAGGCAGGTTCAAGAAGTTGCCGGTGTCGCCGCGGTCGACCAGAATCTCTGACTGCTTGGGGAATATCTCGCGCCCTGCTTCACCCAGCAGCGCCGCTGCGGCCTTGAGGAACCGCTGCATCTCCGAGGCGGGGATGGGGTCCTTGACGAAGAGGAAGACGTGAGCGCCACCAGACTTGCTGCGGCACACCACCATGGGCAGCTCCAGGCTGCGGATTTTCTTTATGAGCCCGGCGTGGTCCAGTGGATACTGGTCAATGTCAATACAGCCCCAGATGCACGTGTTATCCGCCCTGATCGGAATAATCCCCAGACTCGGTTCAGCGCCTTCAAGGTGTTTGGACCAGAGGTCGTCAGTCGGTGGCTTGCGCACCACGACGGCCTTGCCTGCCTGCTTTCCGTCCCCTCGTGAGGACTCGATTTTGTATGTTCCATAGGCGATGTCCAGGCCGGAGAAGATCGCCTTGAACCTGGTGATGTCAGTCATTTCTTCTTTCTTGTGAGGAGGGGCCTACTCATGGCCAGGCGGGTACCCGTGTGTTGCCTCCTGGGAGCTACCCAGGATGACTCAACTATCAGTGACCCAGCCACTTTCGGCCCCAAAATCAGAATGGCGCTGGCCCGTTGCTCGTGGCGCCCGACTCACTCTCGTGCTTGACCTTGACATCACCCGCGCCGACTGACTGCGCGAACGACTTGGCTGCGTTGTAGATGTCCGCACTGCCCACATCGCCAATGCGCTGAATCTCCCAGCCGAACCACTTGCCCTTGTCGTTGGACTCGGCCACGGTGGTCAGCATGTACATCTGGCTGTACATCGGCGGCGTGAAGAGGCCGTTCTTGCCCGACATCTTCACCGACTGCATCATGGAGTTCCACTTGCGGCTCTTCTTGAGCTGCGTGGACTTCATGGTGATGAGCGCCGGCTCCGGCACGCCAGCGGCGTTGACCAGCATGACGTAGTAGTTGGCCGTGTTCTCGATGTAGTTCCCGTTGTCCAGGTAGTCCTTGTTGTCGCCAGGCTCCTTGTGAGTCTGCGCGAGGATGTCGCTGGTTGCGGGGTAGATGTGCACGGGTGCACCGCTGCCCTGGCCGCGAGGCGCCCACTCAATGTACTGGCGCACGTAGGCGCACGGCACAACGGTGATGCCCTTCTTGCCGTCGTAGAGCTCGCCGGTCACAGAGTTGAGGATCATGCCCGGCAGCGCGCCGTCCACTTCCCCCACCTCAGGGCTGGTGCTGGTCAGCAGCCGCAGGAACGGCAGTGCATAGTCGTCCTGCGTCATGCCGTCAAAGCCGGCGCCAGCGTCCTGCTCCAGGTCGCTCATGATTGCCAGTGCGGTGCTGGCCTTTTGTTCCGCGATCTCGTTCTTTGCCATGATAAATTTCCTTGGTTCACTTGGTCTTGATGGTTGCTTTTTGGCCGATGTACACGCCAAACAGCTCTGTGTCGACTTGGTCGCCCTTCTCGACACGCTCTTTCACCCAGGCCTTGAGGGTCTGGGGTTCGATCTTCTGTGCCTGCTCAGCAGGGTAGCCTTGCTGGCCCAGGAGACTCAGTAGACGAGCGCAAAGCTCGTCTTCGTTGCGCCCAAAGCGGACGCTCACGGTGTTCTTGATCAGGTCGTCAAAGCCCCGATCGCGCAGCCATTGGAAGGCCTCTTCCTGCCGCGCCTTGGGAATGCTCGCGCTGTAGAAGGGCTTGATGTCAACGGTCGAGCCGTCGCCCATCACGAACTTCTTCATGCCCGCCTCGGCCATGGCCTCGGGGATCGTTTGCTCAGTGAGCTTGCGGTACTGCTCAGACTTTTCTGAGACGGTCTTCTCAAGGTCAGCAAGCTCTTTCTCAAGAAGCTTGGCTCGCTTTGCAAGGCCCGCGATGCCTGTTACCTGCTCGTCAGAAACTTGCAGGGCACCGGCATCTTCCTCAAATAAATTCGTAAGACTCATCAGATTCTCCTTTCTTGAAAAGATCAACCTCTAACGGGATGTAGCGTCTCTCACGCTTGTCCCACTTGAGGCACTTAAAGCGGCCGTTGTTCTTGGCAGCCGCCACTGCGCAGGTGATACCTATCGCAGACGGATCACCAATGAGGAGCAAGAAGTCCTCGTCGGTGAAGCGTTCGAGTTTGCGCTGAATGCGCCGCACTGTCGGGACGACAGAAAAGGCGATCTGCGCATTGAATGGCAGGATGGTTTCGATCTGGCCGTAATCCAAGGCGCTCGCAATGTTGTGTTGCGAAGTCTCAGAGACGACATATACCTTTGGCACTTTTATTTCTCCTTTCTGAAAGCGGACATGCAGTGTACACTATCTTTTCAGGGACCCGCAACCCCCTGCCAGAAAGTGAGACATCATGAACCAATTTCTTTCGACGTACCCGTTCAAGAACAAGCCGTTTTTGCATCAGCAGGCTTACCTTCAACGCTTCTGGGATTGCCCAGTTGCGGCCCTGTTCGCCGACATGGGAACAGGCAAGAGCTTCATGCTGATCAACAACGCGGCCATGCTCTACGACACGGGCAAGATCAACGGGGTGCTGATCGTAGCCCCCAAGGGCGTCTACCGCAACTGGTACGACACTGAAATCCCTAAGCACTTACCCGAGCACGTGGTCTACCGCATGGCCATCTGGGCAGCAAGCCCACGCAAGGCCGAGCAGCAGGCGCTCGATGACCTGTTCACCGTCACAGAGGACCTCAAGATTCTCGTGATGAACGTCGAGGCTTTCAGCACGCCCAAGGGCACAGCCTTTGCCAAGCGGTTCCTGCTGGTGCACAACGCGCTTATGGCGGTCGACGAGAGCACGACCATCAAGACGCCCACATCGACGCGCAGCAAGAACACCGAGAAGGTGGGCCGTGGCGCGCGGTTCAGGCGCATCATGACGGGCTCCCCGGTCACGAAGAGCCCGATGGACCTGTACCAACAATGTGCTTTCCTGTCCGACGGCTGCTTGAACACAAGCAGCTACTACGTCTTCCAGGCTCGCTACGCTGTGACCGTGGAGCGCCAGCTCAACACGCACAGCTTCAAGCAGATCGTCGGCTACAGGCGCCTTGATGAGCTCAAGGAAAAGCTCGATCGCTTCGCGTTTCGCGTGAAGAAGGAAGAGTGCCTGGACTTGCCGGACAAGCTCTACGTCAAGCGTGAGGTGGACCTGACTGACGAGCAGGTCAAGGCCTACAACGAGATGAAGACGATGGCTCTGGCGCAGATCAACGGCGGCCTGGTGAGCACGGTCAATGCACTCACGCAGATCATGCGGATGCACCAGATCGTCTGCGGCCACGTGAAGATGGACGACGGCACGGTGGTGGAGCTGCCCAACAA